CTCGGCGGCCTTGGAGTAGTCGGGGATTGCCATGTAGACGCCGATGGAGCCGACGGTCGAGGACGGGCTGGCGACCACGCGGTCAGCAGCCGAACCGATCAAATAGGCGGCGGAGGCCATCTCGGAGTCCGTGTAGGCGAGGGTTGGCTTGCCGAAGTTACGGACCTTGTTGGCGAGTTCTTCCACGCCCGTGACGGTTCCGCCAGGGGAGGAGATTTGCAGCGCGACCTTCTCAACCTCGGGGTTCGCAGCGAAGAGGTCAAGGGCTTCCGAGACTTCGTTCACGTCCACGGCGCCCATCATCTTCTCGAGCGGAGAAAGGCCTTTGCCGATCACGCCGACGACCGGGATGATCCCGATGCCGTCGACCACGTAGGGCTTAGGTGCGACGCCGAAGAGCTGGGCGATCATGTCCGTGAAGCCGAACTTCTCGGCGAGGACGGCGTGGTCCTTCGCCTTGGTCGGGTCGATGAGAAGAGGCTCGCGGCCTGACAGGCCATTGGTGAGGAAGCGCATGGGAATTAAGAGTTAGGTTCGTCGAGTTCCTTGGGTTCTTCGAGGTCGGCGGGTTCGTCTTCGCCTTCGTCCTCCGCCTCCGGGCCTTCCTCCACGTCGCCGACGATCGTTCCGACAGGGGTGTTGGTCGGGCGGAAGAGAAGCTCGAAAGGAATGCCGTATTCTTCGGCGAGGTTCTTGATGTGGACCATGTCCGCGGCCCGCTTCTGCATCTCGGTGCGGAAGTCCAGACCACGCTGGGCGTAGAGTTCCGACATCGAGAGGAGGCCCATCTCGACATCCGCCCGGTCGTTAGCGGCTTCACGGCCTGCGTCGACGGTGACGGACTTCGGGGTCGTCCAAGAAACTTGGTTCCACGTCGGGTCGTCAGGCAGTTCGCCTGCGGCGATGCCCTGCCCGATGATGTAGCCCCACGTCGGGACGCAGAAGTTTTCGATGATGATGTTCTGATACTTGCCGAAGACGCGGCCGGCCTTGGCGGTGATGAGGCGGACGGTGGCACCGCCGAGTTTCGAGGAGTCAGAGACGAACTCGTAGGGGAGCACGCCCATAGCGATGTCACGCTCGAGAGCCGCAAGGAAGCCCGTGAAGGTGGCGTTAGGCCGGTTGCTCTGGAAGGACTCCATCTTTTCGCCCGGCTCGAGCACGGCAAGTTTTCCGCCCATCGTGTTCGCAATGTTGGCGTAGGAGCCGCTCTGTACGGCGCCGAGTTCGGATGCCATGTCTCCATCAATGACGCCGCCCGTCTTGTAGATTACTCGATTCACGTCATTGTTGTCCTTCACGGCCTGCTTCTCGAGGGCGATGATTTCCATCTCGTCCTGGATGGAGTTGATGGAGTGCTGGAGCAGAGGCACGCCGCGGGCTCCGCTGGCGTACTCCTGGTCGACGACCATCATCATGGACTGGGCGAGGATTTGCCGGGAAGAGCCGTCGGAGCGGTAGACGTTCACGGCGATGTACTCGCCATAGGGGCCGAACTGGATGCCGTCGTGCATGCCTTCGGGCGTCTTGCCTTCGAGCGGGTCGCCGACGCGGTGGGCTTCCATCAGCTGGATTTTGGCCTCGCCCGAACCGTTGCGAACCTTGGCGGCGAAGGAGTCCCCGTCGCGGATCATGCCGCGCAGGAGGATGGACTGAGCCTGATAGAACGAGAAGCGGTTCGTGATGTCGATGCGCTTGGCCTTCTCCGCGAAGTAGGCCTCGTAGACGTGCTGCATCTCCGGGGTGCTGGCGTGCGACTGGGGCTTGATGCCGTCGCCGACCGTGTACAGGCACATGTCCGCGAGGATCTGCTTGAACAGTCCCGAGTTGCGCTCCGCCCAGCGGCACTTGCGCATCATCGTCAGGCGGTCGTAGGGCGTCAGGTCGCGACGAAGGTCACGCGGTTCCGCTCCGTAGGACGCACGGCGGGCACGCGTCACGCCGATGGACTGCCAATCGCCGTAGGAAGCCTGTGGCTTCGGGGCCGTTGGCAAAGCCTTCGGCTGCTTGGGACGCAGGCTGACGGTCGGGACTTTCTTGCGGGATGCCATAAAAGGTTAGTCTTGGCGGTTCTGCCAGTCCGTCGAAATCATCGTCACCCGGCGTCCGTAGGTGGCAGGGTCGAGACGCGACAGGGCGAACATCGCCTCTTGAAGCATCTCCTTCGGAGGCATGGCGAACTGCTTCGAGGCCGAGGAGCCCGAGTCGGAGTAGGACATCAGCGTCTTGCCCTCCATGATCATAGCCAAAGCCTTCGCTTTGATGTCGAGGAGCTCGCACTCGGTGAGGCCGATGAATAGTCCAGATGCCATTTATCTTGCCCCGAATGGAAGCCGAGAGGGGGGAACGACGCACGGCCCACGCCACGAGACCTTCCTTCCCGCAACACCATGCGCCGTTCCCTTGATTGGAGAGTGCCTGTCCTCACGCGGAAGGCAAGTCAGTCTCTGCGGTTTCCCTTCCGGCGATACCCCAGCGGACGGCGGCGAGGAGGGCCAAGACCTCGCAGTCCAGGGCGTGGTTGTCCTTCTTGCCCTGCGGGAGTATCCACATCGGCTTGCCCGTCCGGCGGTCTTTGACCCGGACTTCCGCGTTCAGTTGGTCGGCGTACTCGGGCAGGGCGTCTTGGGAGTACGTCCAGACGCGGCGTGCACGGAGGCCGTGCATGAGGTCTTTGCCGCCTGTGGCGCTGTGCACGATCAGGGTCGCCCGCTGCGGGATGCCAGGGACGACGATGGACTGCTTCTCGGAATAGAAGCGGCGGGTCGTCTGTCCGTCCTTGGAGGTGACCGCGAAGTCCTCGGAGCCGGAACCCTTGGCGGTCTTCCATCCTCGCTTGGCGGTCTCGCGGTAGACTTCCGTCGTGTTGTCGCCGGAGTCGACGAGCACCAAGGCCTGATGCACTCCGTGCTGTTTGGCGAAGGCTTCGACGTTGCCCCAGGAGTCGATGCGGGAGAAGGCCTTGAGGCGGCTGTGCCCGGTCTTTGCCCACCTGCGGACGACCACCCAGAAGTGGCCTCGCTGGACGTCGACGCCCATCGTGCGGAATGGGATGCTTCCAGACGGCGCGCCCTCGCGGTCGACGACCTTGGCCTTCGGCGTGATCACGGCCTCCGCGTCCCAGTCGTCGGTCATCTTGTACGGGGCGGACTCGGAGACGGTCGTCATCTCGCCACCCTCTTCCGACCAAGGCAGGGCGAGCCGCTTTTGTTTGAAGATGCGTCGCGGTTCCTCGTCGCCGTATTCGTCTGCGGAGGCCTTGGCCTTGAGCATCAGCACGCCCAGCTCTCCCCAGCTCATCGAGGCTAGGCTGTTCCAATGCAGGCCGATGTGCCCTGAGTTGGATGAGGTCGCCGTCGCCACGAACATGCCGCGGGCGTTGGCCTCCGTGCGGGTGGCGTTCGTGTCTGGGAGGAGCGTGCGACAGCCGGCGCATTCGTAGGTCGTGCCAAGGCTTACCTTCGACAAGTCCCATGTCCCGCTGGCCTTTGCGTCCTCGGGGAACCTGATCTGCTCCCAGAGCCAAGGCTGGAGGTGGTCGCACTTCGGGCATCGCATGTTCCAATCCCGCTGGTCTGTGCCTTCGTGCAGCTGATGGAACTCCTGCCCTGCCGTGCCGCCCTGCGACATGAAGATGCGTTTGCCCATCCAGCCGAACGCCGTGACGCGCGCGCTCAGTTCCGCAAGGTGGCCGGGAGGGGACATCCAGCATTCGTCTGCGATTGTATAACGCAGAGACAGGCGCTGAAGGTTCGCTTCGTTCCAGATGCCGCGGCAATACAGCGTCATGCGGTCGAAGTCCGATGTCGTCGAGCGGTCGAGGTCGTCGGCGGACAGGCGGGCTTTGACAGGCGGGCAGTTGTTCCAGACAGGGCGGAGGTAACGCAGGGCGAAGTCCTTGGCCTCGTTGTCCGTAGCCTGGAGCACCATCGTCGGTCCTGGAGCGTTGGCGATGATGTGGCAGGTGAAGAGGCGGGCGAAGAGGGACTTGCCCGACTGGATGCTGGCGAGGATGGTCAGCAGACGCGTCTCAGGGTCGGCGGCGATGCGCAGCGCTTCGGCGATCCAAGGCGTGCGTTCGGAACGGAACGGCCCAGGCATCGGTGAGTCGGGGATGGCGTGGACGTTGTCCTCGAGCCATTCGACCACGTCGCCAGAATCGGACGGACGCAGGACATCCCGCCCGATGCGGAGCAGGTCAGCCTTGTTCATCTTGGGACAGTTCGGCCTTAACGCGGCGTACCCAAGCCTCGAGCGCTTTGACCGCCTTCGCAGGGTTCTCCGGGTTGCAGGCCTCCGCCACGTCGAGGGCGAGTTTGTCGAGGCGGTTGACCATCGTTGCCGCAAGTTCCCGCATCGCTTCGCCGGCCTCGCGGGAAGAGATGTAGTCCTTGGCGAGGATGAGCCGACGTTCCTGCTCTTCTTCGAGCGCCACCAGCGTTTTCAGGGAGGCGTTGTACGCGGACTGGTACTTCCCCTGGTTGGGGTCGCCCCCGTCCATCGCCGCCAGCCAGACGCCACGAGCCCGACCGACCAGCGTGCGGTGTTCCGCGATCGTGTCGGCGAGGGTGCCGTCGTCGAGCTGAGCAGGTGCGGCCTTGGGCGCTTGCGCCCTTTGCACCGATGCCCGGGCTTCACGCCACGCCTTTGCCGCGTCGATGGAGTCGGTCGGCATGCCTTCCTTGCGTAGCACCGAAATGCGCTGCGCCGTCACGCCCAGGGCCAAACCCAGTTCTGAGTTGGTGGGGGCTTTGGCGCTCACAGCGAAACCCTCTGTTTTCCCCCACGGGTCTGGTAAAAAAGAGCCGTGGTGTCGGGCCACGCGACAGGGGGGGTGGGGTGGAATAGATTTCCTCCCACGGGGGTTAAGCGGTTGTTGGTCATTTTCTTGCCATCT